GTGCGCTTCTCTATCCTGCTTGCATATATGATCACAAATGCTTTTATATGCGCAGGCGTCATTCGGCATTGGAACAACTGATTTTCTGTCATGAAACGAGACATCTTTCAAGTAACTAGTCTGCGAATTGAAAGGCAGTACGACAGGTGGAATGGCGCTTTGTTTGTTGCCTGGAAGCCCAATGTATCTATGTGCTTTCGCACACGCAAAGAGCTATTGAAATTTTGCTCTTGGCCAGCTAAAACACCAACCGGCGACAAACTTAGGGAGTGGTTGAACAGCTTTGAGGTCAACGAAACCCAGGTTGATGATCCACAACCTCAGTCGTCGTTAACAGAAGAACACCTAATCACTGGTTTTGGCCCAGAATGTCATCTAGACGAAACAGACCCGAATCATCAAACGCGAACGATCATCTAACGGAGAACATCGTCGCGCTATCAATTTGCATTTTTAGTGCAGTATCCATTGGAATTCTTTACATCGCCACCATTCACAATTAAATGCCAGAGCTGCCACTTAAATCGGATCGGCGACCCAAAGGAAAAGGGCGCAACTTTACGGTAAACATTCGCATGAGTCGTGAAGAAATCGAGCAGGCCAGGCAACTCGGCGGAGGCAGTGTCTCCATGGGTTTTCGCTGGGCGCTGCGCTATGCAACAGAACGCAGAATGAAGCCGATTACACTTTCAACTTTGCTAAGATCGGCAGCAGTTCTAGCCAGTGAGCTTGAATCAAAAAACCATGGCTGACCCCTACTTCAGAGAGCTTGGCTTTCAACCTGATCTACTCCTTGATGAGATCAATTCAATCGACAAAGAAAAGCAGGTTTGGTCTGATCACTTTGGCTTTCACGCAATTGAACTTGACCCAGCGTTAATTCAAAGCGATGCTGCGCTAAAACTGGTGCATCAAGTTCAGCCAATTGCAAGACTTGGCTTGCTGATGATACGCCCGTCAAATTTTTACAAATGGCACAGAGATAGCTACAGGCAGTGCTGCCTGAACATGTTGATCAGCCAAGATCACAACAGCCATACTTTATTCGGCCAAGATCTTGACTTTCAAAACATGAGCATTGTTGAACTAAAATACAAGCCAGAAACGCTTTACTTGTTCAACAATCAAGAGCAGCATTGTGTCATCAATCTTGATGGCCCACGTTATTTGTTTAGTCTTTATTTTCGCGATGAAACGCCATACTCAATAGTAAAGGACAGACTTGCAGCTGCCAACTTGCTCAAGCCCTAATGAGATGCGCTAACTGTGATCACGAGAAAATAGGTGTTAAACGAGTATCTCATGACACCTCTGAGACAATTTTGCGAGAACGAAAATGCGCAAACTGTGGTCATATTGTTTTTACTCTTGAAGTCGAACTACCGGATAGCGTTGTCAGGTATACACGTCATGGTATGCAAAGACTTCCAGCCGCTCTTCGTGTTCTTTTTTCGTGACAGAACTAGACATAAAGCTTTGCTGCGCTATTTCTCCTAACATGAAAGAACCTGTGCCAGAGGAATGGGCGCCTGAAGCAAAACGTGCATTACTTGCAATTATTGGCGACTTGAGGGATAATGGGTATTGGCAGGCGGCTGACTACCTTCTGTCAAGCACGTCACTTCTCTAGTTCAGCTAATGGCACATCCTGGATCCGGCTTTTACATAAAAGATGACAAGCAATACGTTTCAGTAAGCACTGTCCTAGGGCGCACCTCTGAATTATTCAACCCCAACAAAATGAAGGGCTTGGATATTTGGCGGCAAATGGAGCCAAATTGGCAAGAGATCATGGAAAGAGCGCAACGTCGTGGAACAATCATTCACGCTGAGGCTGAATTATTTTTTACAGGCGATGCAGATAAACATAAAATGGATCACGCCACCATGGATGAGATCATGGAATACAACATCCATGAGTACATCTCATACTTGTCACCTGTTCTGGAGCTGATTAAGTCTCAAAACTTCAAGAACGAAGTCAGCGCTCCATCATTCCTAATGGAAGAAGAGCTGTTCTGTGATCTTGGTTACGCAGGCACTGCTGACCTTCGCTTGAACTGGGACGGGAAGTACACAATTTGGGACTGGAAAACAGTGCGCTCGTACAAAGAGGAGGGTGTTAAGAAAAAACCCAAATCCATGTCGCATTACAAAGAAGCCGAAGTCCAGATTGCTGCATATGCACTTGCTCACAATCTCGCAGTAAAAAAAGGCGAGCTTGACAATCAGATAACTCAAGGTGTAATCTGTGTTTGCTATGACTGGCGTGAACCACACATTCACGTTCTAGACAAGCAAGAGCTGAAAGCAAAGGCGCAAGAGTTCATCGAACGTCTTAACGCTTACTGCTCTTTAGAGAACACCTCACTTCCTAGGGCGATTAACGTCGCAATCTGAACATGCTTACAATCACTGCCAGCGGCTTTATTACTGGTGAGCCCAAAGTCGAAGACACTGAGTACGGCAAACGTGCTACTGTCACTATTCGTTCTAAAACCACCAACGGCAAACAAACTCATTACATCAATGCCGTTTTCTATGGAAAGCGAATTGAAACCGTGTCCAACTACATGGCAGACGGGCGACAGGTAACAATTATCGGGTCCGTAAGGCAGATCAGCGGCAAGAAGAAAAAAGACGGCACTGATTACTCGTCTATTTACATGGACGCCAGTGACTTTACTTTGCCGGAAAAAAACAACGGAGATTCTGATCGCCGCAAACCAGTTGACGAAGAAGTCGCTTTTTAATTTGCTTGGCGTGATGACCAGGTTTGATAATTCTTCCTGGTCTTTACCTCCCTTGCGCTGACACTGCTACTGCTCGGGCCAAGTGGTAGAACAACAGTAATGCGCTGTAAGAGTTGGGTCTTGTCTAAGAGCAGGGCGGTACCAGCCAGTCATGGCTTCTGGGCCTTGTCAAGGTAAAATGTCAGTAAGTCCAAGACTTGAAAGCTCCCGAAAGGGGGCTTTCTTGTATCATGCAGTCGTCAGTATTTTTGTCATGGCACGCCTGATCGGACTTTACAGCCCCGCCCCTCAATCAGGAAAAACATTTACTGCCAACGTGTTGACCCAGTATGGCTATCGCCCGATGAGCTTTGCTGAGCCAATCAAGCGAATGGCAGTTGAATTCATCATGTCTTTTGGCTACACAAAAGACCAGGCGCTTCGATTTGTGTGGGTTGACAAGGAAAAAGAAATTGTGGAAATTAAGACAACTGCGCGTCATATCCTTCAAACACTTGGAACGGAGTGGGGGCGCAAGTGCATATCTAATGAGATCTGGACTGAGTGCATGATGTATCGAATTGCGTCTTGCTTGAGAGACAAAGATTGCGGTATCGTGATTGACGATGTTCGATTTGTTAACGAAGCCGAAACAATCAAAGGAATGGGCGGCGAGATGTGGATGATTATTCGCCCGTCAGCAACAAATTCAACAAAGCACGAATCAGAAGGCGGACTTGATAAGTGGGAGCATTTTGATCATGTCATCATTAACGATGGAACCATCGCTGACATGCGTAAAAAGGTTGACGAGTGCGCTAAATGCTAAAAGACAGAAGTGACGAATTTTATGGGGCGCGACTTGTAGCTGACGCTCGATTGCACCTGGGTGCCATCATCAATAACGAAAGCTCGGAAGCTTTCTTCGTTACAATGTGCAAAATAATCAAGAATCAATTCTATCTTGGCTACAAAACCTTTACCGGGAAAGAGATAAAGCTGTCTGGGATGAAGGATTTTATCTTTAATTCAAATTATGGGCTAGGCATAAAACGAGAGACGATGCCAACCTTCTTGGCAAATTGCGCAAAAGCGGCGGTTAAAGACAAAACTCAAGCCCAGTGCGCAAAAAGATTTGTTAGGTGGCTAGGTGAACAGCACGACAAGTACGATCTACCACACGAGTATCTTGAATACAGAAGAATCGACGCTTACATCAATGCAAAATACAAAGCAAACAAGCAGGAGAAATGGAGGAGGCTGAACCTGCTCACGAGAATTTACAATCAATACCCAGAGTACTTACAAGAAATAGGCGCAGAAAGAAAATACAAGGATATTACAGAATGCGCACAAAGCCTTGGCTTTTGGGAAAAGAAGGAGCGACTCAAGCCACTTTCTCTCTACAGGCATCCAACTATTTTGCAGGTAGAAGACCTAGCGAAGGCGCTCAGCAAACGCCTTGACAGAAAGAAGCGTCGTGTTTTAATCGCTAAGCTAATTGAAATCTACAAACAGGAGCCACCTGTAAGTGACGGCGAATTTGGTGACGACACTTGAACAGTGCTCCATTCAGTCCTACTCCTTCTTTGTCGCAGGCAAACCTGAAACACAAG